GCTGTTGATACCCTTGTGGGGTCAGCATAGAGTCATAGGTCGGACTTTGCATCTTTCGGACATATAAACCATCCTGTATAACAGGTATCCTGAAGGGAACCTGTTTAAGGACCTGGCATTGAATGCCACGGTGACGGTCGTATTTCCAATCGCTACAATGATAGGTTAAGAAACCCCTATCATCTGCAAAGTGCGGTATGAACGGTTTACGTTCATACGGATAGGCTTTTAAGATATAAGCACAGGCCTTGCCAGCACCCGAAACGGGATTTGACAAATTAGTCCTGCGATTATAACGAAACAGCCTATTGTGCGCGCGGACGAACGAAAGAGTTGTCGATATCACCTCCTTTTGATAAACTGGCGTAACGTCAATTCCATCAAAATAGTGTTTTCCGCAGCTCTCGAAGAACCTCCCGCTAGTAAAGCTTTTGGCTTTATTCACAGTGAACCCGAGGGTTTCGAGTATTTCAATATACTCGACAACCACGCTTTGGTTGCAAATGATATCGTCTCCATAGACTGACAACGTGTCACACTCGGGGCTTAAAGACCAAAAAACAAGGGTCTCAAGCTCAAATGTGTATCCGTTGCCCATCGACGAGAACTTTTGATTGCGCATCCATGTTTTCACATTTCGCGTATCTCGGCTCCTTAAGTCGTTGAGGTATTCAAACCAATCTGGAGGAAGGAGAAGCTCTATCAGCTTACTACTAATGGTGTCACTAGCGCTACTCAGGTCAAGAGTAGCGTAATCATTGGCTTGCGCAAGACGCGCAAGTTGCTGATTCCTCGATTGATCGTCGAGGTCAACACCGAACCCCTTCAACTTTCGGCGTATGTAAGAACCAACTCCTTTCTGCAAAAACAGATTGAAAGTCGGCTCTATACATATGACCCGGTCAGTTGATGAGTCCTTTGGCACGGTAGTCAGTTTATTACCCTGAACAACAATAAAGTTCTCAGGGAGCAAAGAGTAACTACCTTCTGGTAAAACACCGGTGCCCGAAAAAGCCCAGTGTACGTCGTGTTCCATCCATGCTTTCGCATATTTGAGGCACGCTCCAGTTACCGTAATTGGTAAGCATTGTTTTGATCCCGGGCGAGCACTTCGACGAAGGTCGAAAGTGGCCCCAGGTCCCATACCACAACCCTTAAGCACTTTCTTAAACGCAAACGGTCCTAAAACTCGAGATATTTTACGCCGAGCACGCTGAATTGCGCGCTCAACGGTGCTATTAAATAGCACCTCGGATTTTAGAAGAACATTTACGCGTCCGCACTGCTCCTCAGCAGATGCGAACTTAGTAAGTGCCACGTCTCTCTTATCGACGTTCGATTCTAATGCCACATACTTACGTAGGTAGCAGTAGATCATATAGTCTTTCTGAAAGACGGCTGCGCTTAGGTAGTGGATCGGCTGAGGCATTTTTAGCTGAGCTAAAAAGTCCTCGTCCTTACTTCGAAGAAGTAAGCAAGCCGCTAAGGCGTAAGAAGTACCAGCCTCAATGCATAGGAGATCGAAGATCTCTTTAGCACAATCACTTGTGTGCATGTAGGTTGGCTCCTCTTACCAGAGAGACGCGAGAGTCTCAACCACGGCAATAACTTGCGCATTATTTTGCAAGTTATAGTTCATTTTCCGCAAATTTTGCCGATCAAGTAGGGCACTCCGTTCAGGAATGACATACTCGGTAAATGACCGTGGAATATAACTGACAGTCGGCGCAGGAGCTACGCCACTCACGGTGCTGTTCGTGATATTCTCAAGAACAGGTTCGTGAAGGCCGATCTTTATGCGCCCCATTCGATTGCTGGAATTGGAGCCTGCCCCGACACCTTGTGGGGGTCGGATCATCTCCATTGAAATTTTCCAGTAGCCGATGGGAGAGGCTTGACTCTGGTCTTCAAACCAGAATACACCTTTCTTGTCAGGGCCAAGTGGGATGAACGTGTGATTTACAGGGGTCCCCTGTGCGTCCGCAAGGACGATTGCTACAGCTACTGCCATATGCACTTTCTGTCGATTTAACGACGTTTGAGTAATCGCATCCATCGCTGGATTTGATTTGTTTGACGGCGCTCCTTCTTTTTGGGAGTAACCTCCTTTGTAGGAAGGATTTGCGTTAACAACGCAGCCGCAGATAAAAGACGCCTCCAGCTCAGATCAGTATTAATCCGGGGAGGTTTCGGGCTAGGGTACGAGGTTAAGACGATTCTATCAAGTTTGATATAATCGAACGAACCGCTGCTTTTGATCTTCATGAGTCGAGTCTCAAAATGTGAGCTCGTATTCAAGTAGTCAATAGACTCCTTAACTTGTATCACCCTCAGAGTAGTTCGATAACCACTCGAGAATGACGAGTTATAAAGGAGCATCGTCTCAGTATCCCGTAAAAAGCCTCCAACGTCGACAAACCAGTCGACGACGAAACTATACGGAACGAGTTCCCACGCAATACTCGCAGGGTTCAAAGAACTCCAGCGGGCTTGACGTTGAACGTCTGTTGGTTCTTTCATTTCAACCACGTATTGGGCTTTGGTAACTTGAAAAGATTCATAGTTAGCCTTAACCCCTCCGTAGCTGAAATAGCCAGTTCCAGTCCAGTCGAAGGAATCACTGATAGGACGAATACCCAGCGTCTGGTCGACAAGTTTTGCACGACCACGAATGACACATCTGCTCCGATTATAGTCGATTAGCTCATTCGCAGCGCCGTAAACGTCGCTAAGAAGAGGCAACCAACCGTATTGAAGCTGTAGCCATTCATTTGCCCAACGCCTGCCACCAATGCCATTGACATAACGCTCAAATTTTCCGGTTGATGCAAGCATCTTCCTTGTCTGAGAGCTTTCTGCCATGGCAACAGACAGATCAAGGCTGCCACGAACACCCTCATTGAATCTACCGAGTGCAACGTTAACGCACTCATCGACTCGATTAGGGGGAGCGTACATTCCAAGTTCTGTTGGCAAGGGTCCGCTAAAAGTGCTAGACGGATAAGGCCCAGGGGCCCCTCCGTAAGACCCGTAACGTTTCCACATGCCGTCTAACTTAAGTAGGTGATAATTTCTTACCACTTTCTCATAGTTCCACGGATTTGGTGACTTACGGTCGCCATGAATGACGCTGGAAGGCGTCAAACGATCAATTCTATTAGTCTTAATGCCATGGCTGGTCGTGACCCCTGTAACGGAGTCAACTTCAAGCAATGACATCGGACTAACCTCATTTTTCGTCTTCATGGACAACCGGGCGGCTAGCATTATCTGCTGCCGCCTTAACACGCTGATAGTAGTCAAGTATGCTCGGAAACATCGAAGTTACGACGTCGGGGAGCAGGTAATGACCGCTAAAAACGGTCGCCAGTGCTACCACCGCCGCCGCAACCTTCTTGCTTACTTGCATATTTAGACTCCTATTATGCGGTTATAAAAGAAAAAGCCCTTATAAGAAGAGGGCCTTCACGTAAAAGAAACATTTTCATTGATTTCAAATCCCCGAACCGAAGGTTCGAGAGCTTGATACCAGTTGAAAATGGCCTGGTCTAAACTGAACATAGTAATCTCGCCACTACTATAGCTTTCGCTAAAATAAGTGTCAAGACTATCAAGTTCGATGGCATAGCAGTAATACTGCGTATCAGAATTCACATTCTGAAGATACGAGTATTCCACTATATCACCAATGAGCTTTTTAATTCTCTTCAGTTGGTTACCAGATACCCATGAATTTTCGTTAGAAAACTCACGGCAGAGGCCACGATGCATATGAAATGCATTGACCGACGCGTTGACATACCAGGCTTTCCGCTTCCAATGGAGGTAAGTTCTCTGTTCGAGAACTTCTCCTTGAAGAAAACGGATAGACACTGAGACTACTTCACCGAATCTCCTCTTAGGGAGGGTCGGATAGTAGTTGTCAAGAGTTTTGAAACGATTAGACATGATAGATCCTTTATAGTGGAGGTCCTCCGAAATGGG